AACTAAAACTGCCATCCAAATAAATCCAACTAAACTAGTCAATTAAAATACCCGCCTTTCTTGCTTTTACCAATAAGTTAGCCGCGCTTTGATAGGTAATATCTAACGCTTCTGAAACTAACTTTGCTTTTGATTCATAGGGAAATTGTTTAATCAAGTCAGCCGCTAATTGCTCGCGCCATTGTTTAGATGTTGCTTTTTTAGGTTTTTTTGATGAATTTACTAATCTTAATAAAACGCCAACTCGTATAAGTCTTAAGTCTGTGCCATTTAACGACCTTTTGTTTTTTGGCTGAATAGAAATTTTTGTTATGAAGCCGTCTAATTCTTCAAATTCAACATAAAGGTCGTTAAATTCAACGCTGTGCATCACGCTACATCCATCCCTGTCCGAACCGAAGTTCCAATAGAGCGAGCAATATCTACTTGCACTCGAAGTCGAGCAACATTTGCGCGGTTAGCTTTGACGATGGCTTCATCGGTAGCAGTCTGTTTGTGTAGATCGCCATTTTCAATAAGTGCCATATCCTCACGCTCTCCAACTGTGTAGTTCTTGCCAGTAGGCGATGATTTAGATGCAAGACCTATACGAGATTTAGCCATAGCCAATTCGTATTCAGCCTTGTTGCGGTGATAGTTAGCCTCGCTATCCACTAACTGATCGTGGGCTTCGTCAATGAGTTTGCTTAACTCCTTGAGTCGGCGTTCAACTTGCTCAGGGGTAACTACGCTCATTTCACGCCCCTAACCATATTTATTACATCTCGCACTACACAACTACAAGCAAATTTATTTATAGTAGTCACGCAAGATGTTTCGTGTGTATGCGGGGTAGTGAAATAATCTTCAATTTCAATAGAAATTGTTTTTCGTAACTTTTGACCAAATAAATCTAGAGTCTTGGTGATGTCATTTATGCTTTCAGTATCTACACCTATTTCTAACATCAACTTTGCTAGATCAGTTGCTAGTTCTTCTGTCATTTATTCCATACCTCCATATAGAAGTAGAATTTGATGAAACTGACACAAAAGGAGCGATCTTGAATGTTGATGAAGATGCCAAAGCCCCAGTCATCGGACATTCCTGAACCTGTTTTAATTGTCATCGCTTATTCCAATCGCTAAATACCACTTAATGAAGTCAATAGATACATCTTTGTAATCAGGGTTGTATTTGATAGCAAAGCCCCAATCGTTTGTTTGTCCGTATGAGGTGACCTTAATCATTTGGTAACCCGTGTTTCACTATGGCAATCGCAGCCATTTTGGTACGCCTTGATGCCGCATACCAATCGGATGAAATGCTTGTTGGTGTTTCAAGTTCTTCAAGATCAAGAGCAATTTGATGGCGTATTTGAGTACCAAATCCATCAAGCAATTCGGTAATAATATGCACCATTTGAGTATCTGCTCCCACATCTAATGCTTTCTTTGCCAAATAAGTTGCTATTTCTTCAGTCATTTGGTTTCTCCTAACGCAATCTGAGCGCAAGCATCTTGAACCATTAGCGCGACATTTTCAATGCCCAGCTTTACAAGTTGTTTGCGGTTAGTAGTAAGTGACAAAGAGCAGATTTTCTCGTAGATGTCTAAGCGAATTTCTGCCTCTATGCGAACTGTCATCTTGGTAAGTTGCTCGGCAAGGAACTTATCGTCTTTAGCACCAAGGATTAACTTGCCGTCTTGAATCTCCCAATGCTGTTTAGTTGTGCAGATAATCTTCATAGCAACATCCCTTCATCGGCTGAACGCCAAACAATGCAGTTATTACCCTTATCGTTCTTGCGTGTAGTTCCTGTGTCAATAACAAAACCACCTTCTACAAGTGAGCCTCGGATTGGGCGAACGGTATTACCGTCAAGATGCAGGTATCTTTCAATCTCCTGATCGGTAAGACCGCCCATCCCTTTATTCAGAAATAGCTCATAAACCTTTCGGCGCAATGTTCCGATCTTTGGCTCGATCTTGGCGCGAGCCTCTATGGATGTTTGCTTCACGATAGTTCCTGTACGCGCTTGTTCAAAGCATCTTTAAGAGTCGTACCTGCAACCCTGTCATCTAAAAAATCTTTTTCTTGATTCCACACAACGCGCAGGTTCTCTACATCGTTTGTTTCACCAATGATCTTTAATATGCCTTCTAAACGAGTTAGTTGCTCAGGCGTTAATGTGCGTACTGCTTTAAGTTTTGGTGGATTCTTTTCATAGCGTTCAACCTTCTGCATTTCCTCACGGCTTGGGCGTTTATTGCCTGAGAAGATGAAATTGGCAAGCGCGCGACCTATCGCACTTGTTTCGCATACTTCTAGTGCGCTGGATGTTGTGACCATAGATGAGCCGACAATTTCCTCAGCCATCCCTGTTGTTGTTGGGCGTTGATCTTCTTTGTCAAGATAAACGAAAGCCTTAATGACTTTGCGCTTATCATCATCAAATAAAACATCGGTCAAAATTCGACCATTTGGATAGCCTTCCCAAAACTTCTTAATTCGGGATTCGACTGTGTCGTACTCATCTAGATTGAATCTAGCCATTTTGCCTTCTTTCGTTAGGGGTCGGTTCTCTCCGACCAGTTGGGAGAACCCTAGACGATAGATTACGGATTGTGAAACACCGCGCCAGCGTGTTTTCTGCCAAGATAGACCTATGATTCGCGTACAGATCAGCTTATGGAGCCTTGCCGTTATGGTGGAGGCTGAATTGAAGTACCCTGACCAAATTGACGACATTTGTAACCGCGCCAGTACCCTTTTTGTGACCGGGCTTATGGCAGCCAAGAATCAAGAATTAGACATCACCCAAATTGGCACTATTGACTTTGGGCAAGATGAAATTGCCGAGGAAGATTAAGCCTTCAACTGCTCCATAAACATATACGGCCCACCTGTGTAGGGGTCGTGCTTACTAGCGATCTTTAGGGCTTGGTGAATATCTGCCCCTGCTTCAAGCGCACCAATGGCAAGACTCGAACCCGAACCTACGCCATAAAATCCCGATGAGTCTAAGCTGACTGCAAAGTCATCGGCGATGTCAAACACCTCACCGCATACGGCAATGAGGAAAGCAAAGTTGTAGTCATCATCAGGGTCTTTATCCCATTTGTAGTCGTTGTCCTTAAAGCATTGTTTGAGCGATGGGATTACTTTAGAGATGATGAAATGGTAAATATCTTTTTTGTCTGTTGCCGTTGGCTTAGGTGGAACAAAGCAATGTTGGGCGAGATCACACGCGGCAGATTCACCAGCCCCCGCAATAATAAATTCACCGCGTTGTGAAATCTTGACCATTCGCGGGTGATTAAATTTGCGGTTAGCAGTTACCAATGAGTCAGCACCGAAAACTACGCCATCTTCATTTTGGATTGCAATGATTGTTGTCATTCTTTCCACCTAATCACAATCTCATAGCCTAGATCGTAGGCAAACTCTTGGGCTTCAAGGAATGTAGTTTTCTCAAACATAAGCCACGCTAAATCTTCAAGAGTTATTTCTTTTGATTTGACCCAAGGTTTTCTCATTAGTCCAACCACAACCTATGCTCGCTAGTTACGCGACCTTTTTCTCCGTCAATGAAATGCAAGCGTTGAGAAGGCACACCATTGCTGGCAAGTAAATCTCTTGCGTAGCGGTTACCTGATTCAACTGCGCCACTCATAAACACACTTCCCTCGCCGTTAGCCATATTCCAACTTTGGTGTTGGTGATAGTGACCAATATAGAGATCGCGGAAGTCAAAACCCTTGGTGATCTTATCTACCTCATCAAAGAACTTATACGCACCTGATTTCCAGCGATCAGCAAAGCGAACGATTGTAGATGCAGTACCCCAACGAATTTCATCGCCGTGAATAAGGAGAGCCTTGTAATTTTTTATTGTGACACGCTGTATGTCCTCTTTAGTCATCTGCCAAGTTAAACGCTTCTCATCTTTCAAAGCTTGACCTGCAAACATAAATGCCAACTTATCCCAGTTAATATCCTTAGGTAGTTCGCCAAACTTTCCAATTCTTCCGTGATTGCCCGGCTCACAGATAACTGTTACCTTCTCAAAGTTAGCCAAGAGTGTGCGGGTTATCTCAATCATAATTCGGGAAGCATCTACAAACTGACTCATAACATCTGAATCAACTTCATAGACTTGGCTTGGGAATATCGTTGTGTTCTCAATATGATCTCCACCAAACATCACAACAACTTCTTTTACAGGGTGATCTGCGCGTTGGATGTTAGTGAGCAAAATTGTTTTCTCAATAGATTGCTTGACTAGGCGTTCGCACTCTTTACTGTCGTATGTCAGAGTGTGCTTGCCTAATTGCCAGTCGGTTGAGTGCAGTAGAGCAACCTCAGCCTTCTTTGCGCGTGAATCTTTTACAGGTGCAGGAACGGCAGGTAGTGGGCCAGCCGAGAGCATTGCATCGTGAGCCGCTTGAACTACGGCAGCAGTAAAGTCATCGCGGTTCTTTTTGACCTTAGCCAGTTGCCTTTGTGCGTTAAGTAAAGCGTTACGCAGTTCAGTTATCTGTGGGTCGGTATCTTTAAGTTTATCTTCAAGACTCATCTATGCCTACAATCGTCATTCCGTGTTTGATGTACCCAAGTTGGTCAAGCCAAGAATCTTCGTGAAATGGATTTTTAGTGATGCGAACAGATTTGAGCGCAGCCATCATTAGCGCAACTTCGTGCGGGGCAATATCTTCATCCATATTAAGAAGCGCGCCCCAAATGCGACCGATACGAGTGAACTCTGTATGAGCATCACCATAGTCGGCTAGGCGTTCTGCAAGTATCTTTTTTAATTTTTCGGACATCGGCACATTCCCTTTGTATGGTTATAGAAAGTGTTGTTGCTGATCTTGTATCCCTCAGATTTCAAAGCATTAAAGATTGCCCAACC